GCAAAACCTTGAACAGGATAATTTTTTATTTGTGTTCCATATGTAGAACCACCCCAAGGTGTTCTCTCTGCGTATGGAAATGCATACTCTCTACCTGTTGGCAATTTAATTCTTTTAAATCTTATTGCTTCACTTTGAAGTTTGTCATGCCATGCTTTTATATCTTTATACTTTTCTAAAAATTTAGTATAATATCTTTTTTCATCTTCAGTTCCAGTAACACCACCATACAAAGGTTTAAATGTATGGGCTTTTGCATCTTGTCTAGATACACCTATGATATCAGCTGTATACTGGTGAACATCAATATTATTTTTTATATCTTCCATACCTTGTTTGTCTTGTGATAAATAAACTGCAGTTCTAAATTCTAATTGTGCAAAATCTATCTCAAGTATACTACCTTTGTCAAATCTAGATGTTACAACTTTTCTAATCGGGAATGTTTTACCTCTTGGTTGATTTTGAAAGTTAGGATCTCTACTAGATAATCTACCAGTTGCAGTAACTGCTTGCATAAATTTTGGATGTAAAAATCCATTTTCATTTGTAAAATTTTTTAATCCATCTACAAACGTATCTAAATAAGTAGACACAGCATTATGTCTGACAATTGCATCTATAAATTCTTTAAACTCGCCTTCAGCTTCTGCTGAGATTTTATTTAGTGTAATCTTATCTGTTCTAAATCCAGACTCTGCAATATCATAAACACTTCTTGGTCTTTGTCTAAACCCTGCAAGTTTAGCCATGGGTGTATAAATATAACCATCACCATTACAATCACTACATTTTGTATAGTTCTTATATGGACTTCCATCTTTTTTTATTCTTTTAATTACACCTTTACCATGACATGTAATACATTGTTCAGCAACAGTTCTATAAATAGCATCTGTATTATCTGACACTAGAGTTCTAAATTGTGTCCTAGAAAATTGTGGTCGTCTTTTATTTTTACCTGTACTTTTATCTATACCTACATTAAATATTTTAGCCCACTCTTTTTTATCTTTAGGTTTCATGGAATAAATTAACCAAGATAGTTGCTCTGGACTTGATAAATTAATTTTTGTATCACCCATTTGTTTATAGACTATCTTATCTATCTTTTGTTTTAGATAAGCAAACTCTGCACGATATTCTTTTTCTACATTATTTAAATCTTCTACATTAATATTTATACCATTTATTTCCATGTCACATAATACTATTAAAAACTCATTCATCATCTTAAGAGTCATTAGTAAATCTTTATTTTTAGGTAGTCGTAAGTCTTGCATTTGAGAATCAAATAATCTTCTAGTTATTTGCACATCAATTTTGCCATACTCTTCTACAATATCTGCAGGTATATTTTCAAAAGATATACCACGATCCATATAGTCTTTTATCCTACTATCTTTAGATCCTATTTTTCGTCTACGGCAAGACATTTCTAATGTTAAACTTTTTCTTATTCCTCTATTAAGTATATACTCCCCTAGCATAGTATCATATACTCTGCCAGTATATTTAAATCCAGACTCTAGTAACCACATTAAATCAAATTTTATATTATGTCCTACTAATAAAGTTGTTTTGTCTAATATTGATTGTATCTTATGGTAACAGCCCTCGTCTATCCTTTCACTATGATTTGTAAAATAATATTCATCATTAATACCTACACTAACTAATATATTATCTGGATGAAATGGGGATGGATCATATCCACCTGTCTCTGTTTTTTGATAAGATGTTTCTACATCTACTGTTGTTATCATTTATACCTCCTAAATATTAATCTCCAAAGCCAAGATCTAGTTATACTGACAGCAGTAAATATTAAAGCAATATTTATACTATCTAATATTGATGGGTGTAAATCAAATAAAGGAAAAATAAATATTTGAATTAATATTGCTAATAAAAATCCACTACCTACATCAATAAAACTTTCAATTAAACTTCTCATTGTTACACTTCGTATCTACTTATTTCCCTTCTAATGGTACACACAGGTTCTCCATGATAACCATTTATTTTATTTTTACTTATACACAAAGTTCTTATTTTATTTTCATAATCAGTATTTGCATTTCTACCTATACCAATAATTAAATCAGCTTCAGCTGCTTTACCTGTCTTAGAGTTTTCCATTTGATCAAATGAAATACTATTTCTATTATGTGCATCAGCTGATGCCTGAGATATAGCAATAACTGCGCAGTCTCTTCTTTTTGCAATCTCTCTTGTTGCAGTATATATCTGTCTTAACTTTTCATCTGTCCTTGCATATGTCCCTTTTACATTTATTTTATCTAATTGATCTATGATAATAATATCTGGTTTATGTTTTTCACAATGTGTATCTATATCTTCCATTGACCAATCAACTGTATCAAACATAGATATATTATCTTTTATATCACTCCAGTATGATTGTGCCGTGTCTGTATCTTGTATTACTTCTTCTCTAGTCATACCAGTATAACAAGAAATAGCTCTCATCTGTGTACGAACAGCAGGCTCCTCGTTTATAAACGCATGTATTTTTGCACCTTGTTCTGCAAAACCATTTGGTCCTGCACATAAACTTACCCAGAATGCAGTCTTACCTGTTTCTGGTCTTGCAAATGCAATCATTAGATTGCCTGCACCAATACCTCCTATATTTTCTTTTATAACAGGTATATTAAATTTCCATTTTGTTGTAACACTAAGAGACTCTAAAACTTCATTAACATTATTTGTAACAGCAGGTGTTTTTTCTTCGTCTAAACCATGCTTATGTTTTTCTATCATAGTTATAATATCATTAAAGTTAGCATCTTTACCATTAAATATTTCTGTAGACTCAACAGCTATTCTCTGTGCAAGATCTCTGTCTGATAGAACACGCATAATATCTTTTGCTATTTCTTTACTAGGCTCTTGTACCTCTTTAATATCTTCTATTAACTCACTAAATTTTTCTTTTGCAGCACGAGTTAATGCAGGATTAAATACTGTTGTATGTAAAGAATATAACTCTCCAATTTTTATATTGTCTTCGTATTTTTCGTGTGCTTTTTGTATTGTATCATACAAAGAACTAATATCTCCAGAGAACACAGTAGGAGATATTGAACCTTTATATTGGCTATAAAAATTTTTATTAAGCATCAGCTTAATCATTTGTTTTTCTATCATGTAACTCCTTTTCTAAGTTTTCAATTTTATATTGTGATTTAATCTTATTTAATCTTAACTCTTCGTTTTCATTTTTTAATCTTTTAACTTCTCTGTACAAAGCCATTATCTCTTCTGATCTATCCTTTGTTTTTCTAAGTTGACTTTGTAAATATTTTTTTTGTTTTATTAATTTATCTAATGATTCCTCAAGATTAACTATTGACTCACTCAGATTTATCGACATCTCCATACTCCTTTCTCAATAGTAACTCTATTGTATCTAGTATTGACTCATCTCTTTGGCTCCAATCAGATCTATTCATATCTTTTATATCATACTTCCAAGAGTTCCAACTATCTAATATTTCTTTTTTCATATTATCGTCCATAAAACATCTCCCTTATTTGTTCTGTGTTAAAATATTTTAAGTCATCCTCTAATGGTTTTACTATTACATTTTCAAATCCAGATGATCTTAAATCTTTTGCCATATCATATGCTTTTGTTGTAGCATCTCTATCTAAACATATATATAAATTTTTATATGGTTGCAAATGTGATTTTTGAACTTGCTTTAATTTTGTACCCATAATCGCTACACCAGTTAATATATTTGATACTGCGCAAGCAGATGGACAATCCTCTACAATTACAGAGTCTTCACATTCTCCACATTTAAATGGCACATCTTTGTTGCCATACATATACCATTTAGGAAACTCGCTTTTATTTAGTGCTCTACCTACTGCACCAACTATCTTATGGGATACTCTATTCTTAACTAAAAATACAACTCTATCTTTTTGAACATCATATCTAAAATCTGCTCTACCCCAAGACCATGACTCCCAACAATTATTAGATGATAACCATCTCATAGCTTTTTCATTTGAGTATATTGATTGAAAGCTATCTGGTATTTTAAACTCTATATCTTCTATGTGTAATTTTTGATTACCATGAAAAACTCTTTCTACATATTGCATATTTTTTTCTCCTTGTTTTCTACCTTTAGCACTGCAAGAAGCATGAAAGCAATACCAACTTAATTTATTTTCTGTTGTATCAATAGACAAAGTATTTTTACCATTACAAAATGGACAGTCCATTCTTATCTGTGTGTCTTCTGATAAATTTAATCCTTGTATAACTGATAATTGTTGTTTATAATTCAATATTAAATTTCCTCATAAGTCAAAGTATATCTTTTCTGATCATAGAAATTATGATCAGATTCAATTTTCATAAGATTATGATTTAGATATTCTGCTGTTTTGTTTTCTACTTCAAGAACTGTCGGCTCGTTTTCGAATGGTATTATTGCTGTTGCTTCTATTCCTAGTCCTGCTATTCTGATTTTGTATTTTTTCATTGTGATCCTCCCTATCATATTTGATCTTATTTGTCAAATTATTTTTTCGTAATTGTCTATAATAATTTGGATGTTTCCACTCAAACATTTTATTTATAACTTACCCATATAACCCAAGTTATAGCAATGATAAACATTATTAAAAGAGTATGATTGCCTAAATTCCAATAACTTTTACTTACAGTTTTATTTTTAGGGTCTATAAATTTTTCTTTAAAAGTTTTCTTTTTCATTCTAAATCATCAAACCTTATAGGTTTTTTATTTTGTTTCATAACTTTATTTATAATATAATACGCTATTATTGATGCGATACTTAGTGCAATTACACCAACTAATAACATACCCAGTCCGTATGATACTGTCATCATTTTGTCATCCTTTTATGCTGTTTCCAAACTACTTCTTCATGTGGCAGTCTATCACCATCCACTCCAAAAAATTTAGTTTTGTCTTCATCAAATACACCTTGAACAAATATATGACCTACACTATAACCAGCATTATATAATGCTTTTCTTATTATTTCTTCTGGTTCAAATGAAGGTTCGTTAATATCTCTCCATTCAAAATTAACTGTTGCTTTCATTAATGCTCCTTATAACTTACTTGTTTAACTCTACGATCCCAACAAGCACGGCAATCTTTACATTGACCCTCTTGTTTATATGCAGGACACTCTCTGCCTACGACAGATTTATCTTTATGCACACCAGAAGTCCACTTCCAAAACTTAGGTGGTGGACTGTCTACTTTAATTGCTGATACACGCAAACATAAATTCTTTGGCACATCTTTTACATCAAGTTGATTAATTAGCTGATACTCTCTAGTAGCCAACCAATGCTTTATATGTGGTGTAAGTTCACACACTTCAAATATTTTCATTAGGTGAGCAAAAGATTGTATATCACCAGAGTCAAACCAACGGTGATAGAGTCTTGATTTATCTAGGTTTTTATATTTTTGGGTAATAAGTTCTGCCATATAATCCACCCACTCAGTCATGAGTATGGCATCATATCTTTTTTGATACATTGCTTTTACAGCAGGAAAAATGTAACAACCCTTACCAGCGTAACATTTATTACATATAGTTCCTTTTTGTAATGCTAACTTACTTCCAGTCACACAATATTGAATAGGTATACCCCAAGAAAATGCAGGCATTTTGCTTGTGTTAGATAGTGTACCTATCTTTTTTTCTATATCTTTTTTATTCATTCTAACTATTTAACATAAAAATGGCGGAATGTCAATGCCAGTATACTTTGCAAATCTTTTCTTTTCACCAATGTAATACTGTTTGTATGCAGTAATATAATCTTTATGTTTATATTGATCAGGCATACATTGTGGAGGTGTTGTAAAATCACCATTTAGCTCTTGCCAATATCTGTATCTTTTATCTAACAAATAAAATATGTGAGCAGTTGAATGTTTTTTATTATATCTTAATGTATATTGATTTAATAGTTGCTCTAGCAGTTTCATAGTCCAAGAAAAATTACCACCACTATTTCCAACCCATACCGTCATAGGGTGTCTATGATATGCTGTTTTATATAAATCAATTCCATAATGATGACACCCATCAAAGTGTCTACGATACGCAGTAGATAACATTTGACCTGTTTCAAGTATCATTTTAACAACATGCTTATCACAATGATATTCAGCGCATGTCTTTGGATCTTCGTGTAAATGAAATATGTTCATGTCTTTCTCTCCTTTTTTGAATTTTTAACATACAATCAGCGCAATAATATGTTTTATTTTCTACAACTATTGCAGGTTTGTTACACACAGAGCATATCATGTCTGCGTCTATTTGTCCAGTAGTTTTTACTCTTTGAGTCATTGACTTTTTTAAAAAAATATGCTATGATGTTCTGCACTCTGGGGCAGGGTAGTATATACTACTTGGGTTCTACTCCTGATATGTGTGCTACTATATGATTTCCTTTTTTATTTATATATTCTATTTTGTATAGTTTTTTATGATCTAGTTTTTTTTGTAATTTTTTTAATGACATTGACTCCATATTTTCTACATTATTATTATTTTCGTTTTTAGTTATATCTATAACTTTATATTTATATCTCATTGTGTTTTCCTTTCTTTGGTTCAAATATATGTTTTTTATTTATAATATTCTCTATTTTCTTTTTGTTACTAAAGGCATAAAGACACGCCTTATAGTTTGATGGAAATATTTCCCATGTCATTTCTCTATGACCTTCTAAACCCATATAAATTTCTAATCTAAAATTATATCTGGATATTTTTATATCTCTTGTAAAATAACTTTTCATAAAAAAAAAAGGCTAGGCGATCTCTCGCCTAACCATACCAGTTTGTTAATTGATTGATACTTGAGATTTTTGCCACTTCTCGTATGCAAGTCGTTGTGCAATCTTCTGCTCTCTTGTATCTTTTGGTTTACCTATTGCCTCAATAGTATTAGCAAGATCATCAATAGATACAACAATATCCATACCTATCTTATCAGCAAGTATCTCTTTGGATATCTG